CGAATTTGCCTGTCAGCTCTAATGGGATGCACTCGGTTCTGCCGCTATAACTCGGCAGATCCAAGTCTACTCTGTTGCCCTTTACTATCAGGGGATTGCCGCTGGAGTCTGATCCGGACCAGTACGGAATGCATGAGTTATAGCTTTCCATGTAGTTCGTGTCGTCGGAGTAGTCCAGGAGATTGACTCCATGCCGGATGGTGAATCCTCGATCGGATCCGCGAGATGTCATCAAGCTGACTAGGAATTTGTTGAATTTGTACTCGCCTCCATATGTGTCCAGTATGGATCCTTCCATGCCGCCCAGAATGGACTTCACTGATCTTGGCGTGCCATCAGCTGCTGCGAGGTATCCTGCACTCACTTTGTCCGTCTCGTATGTGAACGGGTTATCCGGTTCTGAATTGGCAAGCATGGCCAGAGCTGCTGACAGGTTATTGATGCCTGTGCCGGATACCACAATCTTTGACTGTCTGTAGCTTATGTGTACAGCATGAAATCTCACGACTCCGCCGATCGGCTTCGAATGTGATACGATGTCGAATGGTTGTATGTCTCCGCTGTCATCGTATTGCGCTGATATCACTCTTCCGAGCTGTATGCGATCGTAATTCTGCCCATTAACGGGATATTCGAAATCACATTCAAAAACGTCATTTCTCCCCTCGGTGACTCTGCAGGAGGCAATGTCCCGCAGTCTGCCTAAACCGTTTGACACGAAGTTGGTTTCATTTGAGTCATATAGTATCGGGATCATATCTGCCACCACCTTGGGATTATTTTCAGGCCATCTATTGTATCGTCAAGCGAGATCAGATTATCTCCGGGCTTCAGCTTAGGTAAATCTGATCCTAAATTGACTATCGAATTTAGCGGTATGTATCCTTCCTCATTGATCGAATACACTTCGCCTATCTCGCAATCTATGTAGACAGTATCTTCCAGGATGGAAAGCGATGACTCTCCGATTATTGGACGGAGCTCTATAGTACATGTTTCGCGAGGATTTGCGATGCTCAGATCTCCCCCGCTGTTGAATAGCAGGCTTTCGGCGCTGATTGTCAGGACTCCGTTCGTGTACTTGAACGTATACGAGTAATAAACCCTGTTGCTCTGCCAGTTCGTGGCGTTTTCGACGTTCACTGTCGCTCGTATCGAGTATTTGACCGTCTTGTTCTGCCCTATCGTCAGCTCTATCGTTGGAATAGTGATCCCGAAGTTCGCAGTCTTGCCCGATACGCTATAGGAAAGAGCTGCGTCTGTATTCTGAGAATTCCAGTATTCTATGCCCATCACGCGGTCGCCGGTAGTTGCCAGGAATGTCGCTGCATTTGTTATCGTGAATGCAGTCTTGATCGTCATTCCGTTTATAACGACGTGATCCCCGGGATTGTATTGTGCCTCATTGATATTCCATGTCTTTGACAGGCTCTGATTCTGTGTCGTGATCCTGTCGCTGACATTTATCCTTCCGACTACTGCATCTTCTATGTAGATGTCGTAGTCATTGAGACCTACATTGCCATATCCGTTAATGATGAGGAGCGGCTCCGCATCGTGTTCCGTAGGGTTGAATACTTTTTCTCCGTCTTCTCGAGTTATAGGATGTTCGCCATCTTTCAGATATCTCTGCGGCTTGCAGTTGAACTTCAATGTAAACCTACCGGATCCGCCATAGGGACCGACGTCAACATCGAGTCCCTCTGCATATAGTGCCATTCTGTACTCGTCTGGGTGATATGAATCTTCGAGGCGCTGATATCCAACTTGTGAGGCTATAGCATTCCTGAATGCATCTATCTTCTGCTGGAATTCTTTGCGCGTCTTTCCGAATGCAAAGGCCGGATATTCGACCGATATGTTTTCATATCTGTCCTGATCTATTACCAGAAGCCCATTCCTCCCCGGGATGACTACCGTTTCAACGGCACGTTCCGGCGCATTGTGCACTCCTGAGCCCGTTATGTATATCCCATAATTTGCGGAATTCACTCCGCCGAATATCAGATTATTTCTCATGCCCATGCCACCCTGTGATTCTGTTCTTCATCTACGATTATCCTCTTCACTTCCATCGCGATCTCCCGGGCGTTCTGCCCTTCGCTTGCGTAAATGTTGAAGACGTACTGCTTGTTGCCGAGCTCCTTGGCCACGGAAGCGACATCCCTGACCAGCTTGCGCTTGCCGTATACGATCTCAGAGCCTGGTCCGTCTCCGTACCCATCGAGCCTGCCCGGTGATGCCACGACCGTCCTGCGCTTGAACTCCATCGGCACGTCGTAGTTGCGCCTATGCCAGTTCACATTGAATCCGGAAGGATATGTTATTGTTTTACCGAGTACCTTCTTCGAGCTTGTTGTCAGTGATATGGTTGGAGTCTTGAATGAAATGATCTTGCCCAGCTTGAATGGGAATTTGCTTTTGATCTTGTCGACGATGCCCGTGACTTTATCTTTCGCGCTCTGCATCTTGCTTGTAATGGTCGACTTTATTGACTCGAACGATGAAGCTGCGCCGGTCTTCATGCCAGCCCATGCAGTTGCGGCTGATGTCTTCAATGACTGGATCTTTGTTTTCGCCGATGTGGTCATGCTGGTCACTTTCGATGTGACCGCGGACTTCATCGATTCCCAGCCGGCAATAGTGTTTGTCTTTAGCTCATCCCATCTCTGTGATGCAAACTCTTTCACTTCCGCGGCTTTCGCCTTGATTTTGTCCCAGTTCTTCCAAATCAGGACGCCTGCTGCTACGACTGCAGCTATTCCCAGGATCACCGGATTAAACGATAGCCCTGCGATTGCTGCTTTCGCTATTCCGAATCCCTTTGCGATCAGGCTACCAAAAGCAGCTATCTTTGGCGCAAATGTCAAAAGCTGGCCGATGCCTATGAGCAGCTTCCCGCCGATGAGCAGCACCGGGCCGAGGGCTGCTACTATGAGCCCGACCTTTGCTATCATCTGCTGCTGTGACTCTGAGAGACCATTGAACCAGTCGACCGCTTTCTGTACGCCTTCGGCTACTTTCAGTATCGTTGGCGCGAGTGCCTCTCCGAGCGATGTTGCAGCGACATCGACGCTCGACTTCAGCTTCTCAATTGATCCTCCGAAGCCTGACATCATAGCTTCCGCCATGCTTGCCGTGGTGCCTTCTTCACCGAGGGCTGCCGACAGACCGTCGACTTCCTCCGGTGCTGTATTGATCAGTGCCAGCCAATTCGACATCTGGTTCTTACCGAAGATTGCCGATGCGGCTGCGATCTGTTCCGACTCTGAGAGGCCCGCGAATGCCTTGTGCAGGTCTTTCTGCACTGTAACTGAGTCTTTCATCGACCCGTCCGCATTTGTGACCTCTACACCCAGTCTTTTGAGCCATTCCGCGCCCTGCTTCGATGGTTCGACCAGTCTGGCCAGGCCTGTCTTCAGGGAGTTCGCTGCTACATTTGCGTCTATTCCCTTGTTTGCCATTATGCCCATGTACAGGGCTGCATCGTTGACGCCGTAACCGGCAGCCTTGAAAATAGGTGCTGCTATGCTCATGGACTGAGCCAGGCTGTCTACATCCAGTGCAGAGTTGTTGCACGCATTCGCGAATACGTCCGCGTATTTTGCTGCATCGTCGAAGGATCCCCCGAAGCCGTTGATCGTTGCAACGAGGCCGGCGGATACTGTGTCAAGGTTGCCGCCTTCGCCTGCGGCGAGGTTCATTGCCGGAGCCAGCGCCGAAGCTGCCTGCTCCGCATTCAGTCCCGCACGTGCGAAGTTGAGCGTCGCTGTGGCAGCGTCATTCATTCCGTATGTGGAATTTGCCGCCGCGCTCTTCATGGCTGTATCCAGGAGCTGCGCCTGGGCTTCAGTATTGCCCATGGTCTTGTTGGTCAGCTGCATGATTTTGTCGACTTCTGCGAACTTCTTCGCGCCGACTGCACCGGCAGCTGCCAGCGGCAGTGTGACCTTTGTCGTGAGATCCTGTCCTATTTCGGACATCTTCCCGCCGACGGTCTTCATCTTTTCGCCAACGGCTGCTATCTGCTGCGCTCCTACAGATCCGAACCTCTGATATTCTTTCTCGAGAGCCTTCAGCTTGCTCTCTGTGTCGATGATCTCTCTCTGGAGCGCATCCCATTCAGCAGTCCCTTCGTCGACATGGCTCTGAGCTTCCTTCAGCTGATCGAGTCTTGTCTTTGTCTGCTTGATAGAGTCTGCCAGCTGCTTCTGCTTCTGCTTCAGCAATTCCGTGTTGCCCGGGTTCAGCTTCAGCAGCTTGTCGACATCCTTGAGAGATTTCTGCGTTTTATTTAATTGGCCGTCGATCCCTTTGAGGGCATTGTTGAGCTTATCGGTTTTGCCCTCTATTTCGATTGTTATGCCCTTGATTCTTCCTGACGCCATATTTTTCTCCGTTATGTTAGAATGCGTCGAAGTCTGCCTGCGTCGCTATTTCTGCATATTCGCAGTCATCGTTCGCGTGTTCTTTTAGAATGTCCATGACTTGACCATATGTAAGAAAATCCAGGTCGGCTAATGTAAGCCCGACCTGGATGCTTCTAAGTGTAAACAGTGCGACATTCCACTCTCTGTCTACTGGCCTTCCTCTTTTTTTGATTCTGATGTGCTGACTGTATTGCCCTCATAGACATCGTGGATCTCGGTGAGCTTGTCTATGTCGCACAGATCTTCTCTCGCGAACTGGTCCATCCAGTCGTAAAAAGCCTCTTCATTCAGCTTCATCATTTCCTTGCGCTCTTTGCGCTTTGCGAACTCGGCCATGATGAACCCCATGCGGATCGTGAAGTTCACCATGTCGCCCGGATCCATCTCCTGCGTCTGCAGCTTGATCGGGTCCTCGCCGAATACGTTCTTGTAGTACAGATCTACTGATGCCATTGAAAGCATCGGTACGTTCTTGTCGCCTATTGTAACTTCTCTATACATAACTTTCCTCCTCATGATTCTGATCGATTAATTGCCCTAAGCAGGCGTCACTACGGAGCTGAACCAGCCCTCGTATGTGGTCGCGTCTGTGTCCGCTTTAGTCTTTGCCTTGACGATATCCTTGTCGAGACCCTCGAAGTATACTGATCCTGCTCTCAGAGAGAGAGTCTCTGTCTTCGGCTCGATGTTCTCGCCTTTGGTCTCGCCTTCGACCGTAGGTCTCATGGCTGTGCAATTATAGAAGCAGTGCCTGATGTTCTTCTTGTCGGCTGCGAACTGGAAGAGCAGTGCGAAGTGCACGATCTCAGGACTGACTTCCTCGAAGAGCACTTTCTTGGTGTCCTCGATTGCCTTCAGGACGTCCTTCTCAAACGACTCAGGCACAAGCGCGATCTCGAGATCTCCCTCGTATCCTGTGTTTGAGATAGAAACGAAGTACTCCACGTCATCCGCATAGAAAGGGTCGCGATCTCCCTGAGGTTCGAGGGAGAGGTTCACGGCGCCTGGGATCCTGACCGGAGTGGCATATGTAGCGCTGCCGTCGTCGGCGATGGTAGCGACTGCATAATGCACGTTTTTCAGGCCGTACTTGATTTTGTTCTTAGGTGTATCACTCATTATGAAATTCCTCCTTGTGGCTATTGTTTCGTGATGATTTTCTTGCATTCCTGCTTGTATTCTTTGATGATGATCTGCTCGACAGGCTCAATGTGCGGGCGTCCAGTAAAGTGCGCGCCCTTGTAGCCGACCGGATGGCTCTTCTCGAGGAGATGCGCCACTCTGTACTCCCGGCTGCATATGACGACGTCAGCGTGTACTCTGTTCAGGGCTTCCGTCCTCGCGTACCATGAGCGCTTATACTTGCGGCCGCCGAAGCCTGCTCCTGCAGCGGAGCTGTTGACGGCCTGAGCGCCTTTTTCCGCGACTGCTACCGTTTGCCGTGTGATGCCCATGCTCACGTCATCGTTGTATTCCTTGAGGATATTCTGAATTTCGCCTGCCAGCTGATCTACGGATATCCTCTTGCCCATGATCAGACCTCCTCGTCTTCGTCGTACCGGTCGCTGCCCGGACGGACATCGTATATGATCAGGAACTCCTTCGTCTCCGAGTCGCGCAGGTCCTCGCCCTTCGTGTACAAAAATCCTGCATCGAGGAGCTTCTGCTCGATCATGTCCTCTACGTCTTCGGACTTCTCCAGGAAGTAGTAGTCCACTTCGTAGGTGTTGCCCATCTTGAAGTAGAATGTGTCGTCAGCTATGAAGTTGTTCTGGCCTTTTCCGCGCCAGACGATATACGGTGCTTCGATCTCACTCTCGATTTCAAAATATGCCGTATAGATTCCGGTGCTCTCGAGGACCTCCTTGATAGGGATCGTCGCCATTATTCAGCTCCTTTCGTGCGGTTTCCGTCGCGCTCCCGCATTTCCGCGGTTATCTCGAGGCGATAATTATCTAATGCGTGATACGTCCTGATGACGTCGTATGTGAGCCCCTGGTATCTGACCACCTTCTCGTTCTGGTAGTCGTCCTTGTCTGCGATCGCAAAAACGCACGTCGGCCGGATGTTGGCCATCGCTGCAGCATAGAACTCTGACCGGGACACACTTGTCACTTCCGCGTATACCTCACGCCATTCGATAGTCTCTTTTTCCTGTCCGTATTCGTTTTTGGCGTACTTTATTCTTCCGAATTCGATGATGTCGTTGTACATCTGTACCCCTCACTCTTCCTCAGTTCGTCCAGCTGGATCCGATACGATTCCTCGTACTTGTCACTCATCTCCGGTGTATCTGCAAGTTTTGCAAGCACAAAAGTGACGACGGCCTCGATAATGAGGTCGTCGTCACTGTTTGCTTTGTCTTCACGCACACCAGCCCTCTTGATATTGGCACGGGCTGTCTTGACCAGCCTGTCTATTTCGCTGTCAAGCCCGGAGTGCCTGATACGCTTCGCGGTCTTGATCTGCTCAATTACAGGTACCATCATGTCGTCTTAACCTCCTGTGCTCTACGATTCCTGCTGTTCGAGGAACTCTGCGATGATGTCCGCCTTGAGGCTCTTCGTGATCGTGTATCCGAGCTCCTCGGCGAGAGCCTTGATCTGCGCGATCGTCATTGCGTTCAGTTCTTCTTCGGTGTATGCCTTCACTGTCTCTGCAGTTGAAGGTGCGGATTTAAGGCTAGCAGCCTTCCCTGCTAGCCCGCTGTAAAAGTTACTTTTACGAACGCCTTGTCGTTCTCGAGGCCTGCGTCGAAGGTCTCTACGCCGGTGTAGATCATGTTGCCGGTCTTAGCTTCGCGTGTAGGGAATACCTCCATCGGGCCGAACTTGTTGGCCTTCAGAGCGCCCTTGACGCCGAAGTATGCAACGTTTGCGGCGAGGTTGGAGTCCTTCTTTACGGACGCACCGTAGATCCTGCCCTGAACAACTGGATCTACCATGCCGTTCGGGATCATGATCTTCTTGTTGTCTGCGTCTACGATTCCTGCGAGGCCATTCCAGATGGTCTGCGAGTTTGCGTAGATCACGACTTCACCATTCTCATCGAGGAGCGAGAAGATGTTGCGGATAACTGCATCCGTGTATGCCTGACCTGTCAGGACGTTGGATGCGTTGATCTTGACGTTTGCATTTGCAGTCTCACCTGTTGCCGGAGCAGTACCGTCAAGTCTTGCTCTTGCGACAGCTTCCTCTGCAACTGCGATCCTCTTGGAGATGTCAGCTACCAGCCAGTCTTCAAATGCGTCGACAGACTGGAACTGCATTCTGCGGGTCATGATGGCGTGCTTCTTGATGTCTACGCCTGTGAGGGTAGCGAGAACGAATGTGTCCTGCTCGTCGTTGTTTGCAGCGGCTTCGCCTACGACTGCAGCATCGCCCTGAGCGATTGCTGTTCTGACAGGGTAGGAGAATACGCCTTCGATGGCTGTCATGACAGCGTCCTCGATCATCGGAGCGTCAGCTTTGACTCTGTCGACGATCTTGTTCAGCATTGTGGTAGGTACCACTGCGCTGGTGTTCGATGTCATGAATGTGAATGCCGCTCTCTCTTCCTTCGTCATGTCTCCGAGGAAGTGGTTGCCGTCTCTGTCTACGGCGATGTTCTTGAGGAATGCGCTTCTGTACTCTGGGGACGAAGCGTCATATGTTCTCTCCTCAGCTGAAGCTGCGCCCGTAGCGACTACAGTTGTGTCTACTACTCCGGACTGGATGCCGCGAGCTTCTTTCTTCCTTGCAACAGCTGCCTCGAGCTGTGCTCTCTTCTCCTGGAGCTCCTCGAGCTCTGCGGTCAGCGCTTCGATCTGTGCTGCCTCTGTGCAGCTTCTGACCTCTGCGTCAATCTGATTGATTCTTGCGATTATTTCTGCGAGTGTCATTTTACTTAGTCCTTTCTTTTACGTAGTTGTACCTTGCAAGGGCCAGGCTTACCGCCTTTCTGCTTTCCGCTTCCTGTTCTTTGCTTTCCGCCTCGAACATTCTCCTCGCGCTGATTTCTGTGGCATCATATGCCGGTATATCAACTGCACTCACGTCGAAGAGCTTGTCGATGCCGGTGATCTTGCGATGCACCTTGTAGACTACGACGTCGTTCTCTTTGGTCTCCTCCGTAGTCCTCTCCTGACTCTTGATCGTGAATGCAAATGACATCTTGTCGATGTTCCCGCGTTTGATGTCGCGGTATAGCTGTTTGTGGCCTTCGTCATCGTCCCAGAGCTCTGTCTCCATCTCCAGCTGCTTCTTGTCCCTGTTGACGTTCAGCTTCAGGCTGTTGTTTCTGGTCCTGGCGAATACCCTGCCGCCATGGTTGTAGTTGAATATGACGTCCGACATGTCGGCCTCATCAAAGGCTCTCTCGTCGACCTGTTCAAAAACCATGTAGTTGTCCCATCTGAAAAGCAGCGTCTCCTGGTTGAATACGCAAGGGACGCCTCTGATGATCAGCTTCTCAGGCTCGCCTTCTGCGGCCTCTCTGACCTCTATGTTCATGATCTGGAAGTCTCTGAACTGAGCCTTCTTGTTGTCGATCAGTCTCTCGATGTTCTCTATCTCTCTACTCATCCTCGTCTTCCTCCTTGTTGTCTTTCACGTCTTCGACCGGTGCTGTGTCGAGTCTTCTGACCGGCACGTCTCCGCCTTCAAGCGGGTGCAGGTTCAGCGCAGCTCTCCACTCGTTAGGAGTCAGCGCTCCTCTGTCGACCATCTGCACCAGAGACAGCTTCTCTGCGGTCGACATGAACTGGATCGTGTCCGCCTCATACTGGACCGCGCTGCCGTGTGAGATCTCGATGTTCGTGTAGAGCTTCGATGTCATCTCAAGGGACAGCTCGATCAGGAACGGCTCGATCTTTGATTCATAGAATGCCTGCATCTGCTCCGGCTTCTGCTTCGACATGATGATCTCGTCGTTGACGCCGAAGTATCTGAAGCAGTTCTCTCTGAATTCCTTCATCTGCGACCAGTTTGTGATCGTCGGGTTCATCTCCAGGGCCTTGAATTCCTGCGTCGAGTCGAGTGCTGCGACTCCGCCTTCGTTCGCTATGCCCATGTAGTCCTGAACGAACTGGTCTCTCATGGTTTTGAGGTCCTTCGGATCCAGCATCGCCTTCGTCGACTTGATGATTCCTCTGAGGTTTGCTGTGGACTTGATGGCATTCGAGATGCCCTGGTTCGACGTTTCGATCAGATCTAAGGTCTCGAGGATAGGCGAGTTATCGTCTCCGGCTATGTCCGAAGAGTTGTAGTCCTTCCTGAGGACTATCAGATCTGCCCATGCGACTGTCAGCTGGTTCCCGTTCGGCATCGTGAACTGGATGTAGATCTCTCCGGACTGCGCCTGCATCGCCTCAAATGATGCATACGGGACCGGATAGAAGCCGACGGGCTTGTTTCCCTTTGTCGGATCATCTCTGACTATCATGATGAAAACCGTATTTGTCAGCTCGTACATCGTGCGGACCTTATACAAAAAGGCCTTTCCGTTCATTAACGGGTTCGGCCTCATTTTCAGCAGCATTTCCAGCTTTTTGTCCTTGCACACCGGGTTCGCTTTCGATGTGTGATCCGCCAGTGCTCTGATGCACGAGCGGACTAAATCCGACTTGTACATGTTCCTTCCGAACGGGAAGAAAATACTCGTAAAGGAACCGAACTCTCTCCAGTTGGTCAGGCTCCTCTTGATCGCACGGAAGCGATCTATCAGGCTCTTGAATGGATTCACTCTTCTCTCCTTTCCGCCATCTTTACGGCCTGCATGTATTCCTCTTCATGCCCTTTCATGCATGTGTATGCATTCAGGAGAGATACCACGCCGTCTATGCGTTTATTTTGCTTTATCTTGACCGGCATCTGTGACTCGATGCCCTCTGCATTGAGCGACTTGACTCTCGTGTTCATGAGGCACCACAGCAGCATCGGGTTGTCCTGATAGATGATGTTGTGTGCCTGGAATTCTGCCTTCAGGCTCTTGAACGGATACGTCCACGTCTTAGCTCCCTGGGCGATCTTTTCCATGTCGAAGCCGTAGCTGATCATCTCTTCTGCCCAGTATCCCGCCAGCGCTCTGTCGTAGCCTACCCAGAGAGGGCGAAGGCCGCGTTCTCTGACCATTTCCACGAACCAGGCTGTGACATCACTGTATCTGACCTGTGTGCCTTCGCAGACTGTCAGCCAGCCCTGCTCTGCCCAGAGTCTGTACGGAGCTTCCGGTTCGTTCTGCTTGTCTATCTCTTCAAGCCTGCTCTCAGGCAGGAAGTACTTCTGCAGAACTATCCACGGCCCCTCGAGGTTCTTCTTGAGCAGCATTGTTGCGCATGTCAGGTCGTATGTGCTCGACAGGTCGCATCCTCCGACGCAGTATGCGTCTCGGAGCTCTGCGTCCGGGAATATGGTCTTGTTTATCGCAGCATCGGCTCTGAGCCATGCCGCATTCTCGTTCTCGTTCAGGTTGAAGTCTTTCACGAGGACCGTCGGCTTGTAGGCAGGATCCTGCTTTGCCTTCTCGACTGACTGCTGCAGCTTCTCGATGCGCTTGATTGGTCCGAGGCCCGGGTTCGCCATGATCCAGTATTTCTGGTCGAGCCACTGCTCCTTCTTCATCAGCGCGTAGTAGAGGAACAGAAAGTGCTCGTCCTTGACGGTGCCCTTGAGCATGTCGAGGCCGTACTTGACCTGTGCATCGTAGATCCCGCCTCTGACGAAGTTGTTCGTACTGATGCAGAACACGAGAGGCTGTCTCCTGGATGAGGTTGACTGCTTCATGTCGTCGTAGATCCGGCGGTTCGTTATCGCTCCGAGCTCGTCTACGACAACTGCATGAGAGTTGTACGAGTCGAGCTTCTTGACGTCTGAGGCCAGTGGCTTGATGATGCCCTCATTCCACTGAAAATAGATGTCGGACGCTCGCTTCTTCAGGTGTTTGCTCAGGAACGGGCTGTGCCTCATCATGCGGACAGCCTCGTCATATCCCTTCTTTGCCTGGTCGATCTTCGTCGCTATGAAGTAGATCTCCGGAGCGCCTTCGTCATCGTTGCACAGGAGATCCAGGGAGACGGCAGCCATCTCTGTGGTCTTGCCGTTCTTCCTGCCCCTGAAGTCGTCCACTTCAGTGAACTGCCTGACGTCATTGTCATCGACGAACCCGAATGTCGCTTCGAGCTTCGCCTTCTGAAAGAGCTCCAGCTTGAGAGGCTCTCCCATGACTCCCTGTGACTGCTTGCAGAATGTTTCGATGAAGTCTATGTGTGCGTCTGATATGTCTGTAT